ATACTGATGCCTTGGTTTATAACAGTCAGGGTGTTACAAATCCAGATGCAAGACCTAATAATGCAACTATTGATTTAAGCGCAGGTAAATTTGTTTTAACAAAACCGCTTGCAGGTGCAATAACTTGTAGCGTACAAGGTGTAAAAAATAGCATAAACTTAAATTTAGGCACTTTAGCAACTGGTACCTATAAAAACAACATTGCCAATTTAATTGCACTTATTGTCACACAGTATGGTAATGCTAATTTGCGACTATCAGCAACAACAGATTTAGATCTACCAAATTTGTTAGCTTTTGAAAATGCAAACCCACAACCTGTGGGCTACTTAGTTACAGATCGAACAAATGTGCTTGAAGTATGTCAAAATCTAGCAGCTAGTATAGGTGCACAAATTTACATGTCTCGTACAGGAAAATTGCAAATTTTAAGGCTGGCAGTGCCTAGTAGTGCCACAACAGAAATAACAGATAACGATATTTTACACCATAGCTTAAGCATAAGCACAAAAACTGATGTGATTGCAGCTAGCAAAATAGCTTATAGTAAAAACTGGACTACGCAAACTGATTTATTATCAAATATATTGGGTGCTCACAGAACAATGTTTGCCACTGACTGGTATACAGAAACAAAAACTGATACCACAGTAAAAGCCACATATAAACTTTATGCAGACCCACAACAAAAAGAAACTTACTTATTACAGCAGTCAGATGCACAAACAGAAGCTCAAAGATTATTGGACTATTTCAAAACTCCTCGTATAGTTTACAAATTTACAGCTACAAGCAAGTTACTGACCTTAATATTAGGTCAGTCTGTAAATTTAACCCATAATAGATTTGGTTTAACAACAGGTAAACTTGGACAAGTAATAGGTTTAAATCAAAATTGGGTAGCAGGTACAGTTGATGTGGAGGTATTAGTCTAATGGCAACATTAATAAACTCAAGAGATAAAGCCTTACAAACTACACGTTATAGAAATACTGCACCAGTAGTATTTCTAACAGCACCAGCAGGTGCTTTTATAAAGCCTAAAAATGGTGCTGCCGTAACTCCTGGTAGTATAAAAATTACTGCAACACCTAATGCAGTATTTACTGCATCAGCTACTTATAGCTGGCAATATGCTTTAAGTACTGATCCAAATACTTATATAACTGTAACTAGTGGTGGTGTTGCAGAAACAACAAATGAACTATTAGTAACTAGTTCTGCAATATCATCAATTATTGGTGCAGCTAGTGAAATTTACTATAAATGTACTGTTAGCGAACCTAAGTTGGATACTGCTAGCTCAATATTTAAAATAATTTACAGTAAGGAAAGTGACGATCCTATTACTATAAATATGACAAAAACTAATGTGTCAGTACAGAGTGATCAGTACGGTACAGTAAGTAGTTTTGTAGGTACAGGCACTACTATAACAGTAATTCGTGGCAGTACACCATTAAGTTATAATAGCACTGGTGCAGATATAGCAAATACTTTCACAATTACTACTAACGCTGATGGTAATCGCACACTGGGTGGAACTGCAAATAGTACATCTACTAGTTATGTATTAGATGATTTAACCTCACTAGGTGCGGACCAAAGTAGTACTATTTTTACTATTACTGTATATGATGGTAATGCCAAAGCCACAAATACTTTTTCAAGAACCCTATCTTATACCAAAGTTAAAAATGGCTTAGTTGGCCAAGATAGTACAAGATATTTTTTACAATTAAACACTAATGTTATAACAAAAAGCAGTCGTAGTGCAGTTATATCTGGAGTACACACACCTAGCACTATAGTAGCTACAGGTAAATCACAAATTGGTTCTGGCGGCTTTACAAATGTAATTACTAATACTAATGGTCAATCTGTTACAGTTACGTTATCTAGTTATACTCAAGGTACACCAGTTACAACTGGTGCATCAATAACAACAACAAGCGGACTGGCGGCTAATACAACTTATTATATTGCTACATCAACAACTGCATCAACAACAATTAAATTAGCAACTACACTAGCAAACGCAAATGCTGGTACAGCAATTACATTTACTGGTGGTTCAACAACAATTACAAACGGCAGTATAACTGTTGGCTCCAGTAGTTCAACTAATTTTGGATATGTTACAATTACTCCAAGTACGGATATTGAGCCAGGAGTAAGTCAGTACACACAAAGCTATACTATTTCATCAAGTAAACAAGCAACTTTTTATACTGTAAAATTATATTCTGATGCACTTAAGACTATATTAATAGATAGTCAAACTATTCCTGTTGTATATACTGGCGGCGACGCTACTAGTTTATTACTAACAAATGATAATGTTAGTATACCTACAGCAAGCGACGGTACTAATCCTGTTTATACTGCAGCAGGTACAGATATTATAATGTATGAAGGCGGTACAGAACTAGTATATGATGGAATAGGTAATGCACAAGGCACTTGGAAAATTAGTAGTTTAGATGCGGTAAATATAACTGCAGGAAGTTATGCACAAAAAACACTTTCATTAACTGCCACTGCATTAACATTATCTTCAGGTACTGCTACTCTTACATACACCACCCAGTCAAGACAACCATTTTTAATTGGTACAACAATTACACTTGCTGGATTTAGCCCTGCTCAGACTAGTGGTACTGGTACTGTTAATAATGTTAATTCAACATTTACTGTACTAACTTGTACAACAACTCAGTTAACTTTTGCGTTAACAGGAACATATACATCAAGTATACGGGGTACAGTATCAGGATTAACTAATCTAGTAACTGTTGCACCACCAACCGCTATAACTGAAGACACTGCTACTATTACTTACAATATATCAGGTACAACTTCAAATAACGTACCTTTTACAATTTCAAAAACTCAAAGTTTTAAAAAATTAAAAGCAGGTAGTATTGGTATAGATGGAAAAAGATCAATTGTAGTAAATGCTTATGCTTGGTTTACTACTGCACCTACTATACCTGATCAAGCATTTACCTATACTTGGGGTACAGCAGCTGTAAGTGCCTATCCTAGTGGCTGGGCAAAAGCTGCCCCTGCAGCACCTGGTGATGGTTATACTTTATATCAGCTTAATGTAACTATTAGCGATTCGCCCACAGTTACTACTACAACCACAAATTGGAGTAGTAGTACACTAAACATAATTGGTTTTAGGAAAGATGGTACTATAGGGGAACTTAGTGCTTATACTAAAATAGCTTATATTACCTTAACTACAGCAACTCCGCCAGCAACCCCAACAGCTACTACAGGTGCTAATAGTTTACCTGCCGCGGTTGGTACAACAATTTGGACTACTGCAAGCCCTGGCACTGTATCAGACGGCAGTTATGTTTATATTAGTACAGGTATATACGGCCCTACTACCGATAAAATTGTATGGGGAGCCCCTTACTTAAGCTACTTTAAAGTGGGTAGTTTAAGTGCAATTAGTGCTAGTATGGGTACAGTTGGTATTTCTACTACAGGTAATATTCATACTGGCACTGGTGCCGATGCAAAAACATACGGCGATGGTAAGTCTGGATTTTTTCTAGGTTATGACGGTGCTGCTTATAAAGCAGAAATAGGTACATCAAACAGTTATTTAAAATTTGATGGTTCTACAGTAAGTGCTACAGGCATGAATATTTATACTGCAGATAATCAAGATATATTAACTATAGCAGGTGGACAAGAATGGACTACTACAGGCACTATTACAAAGTTTAGCGCTGTAAGTTTACAAAAAACAAGTCTTACTAATACAGCAGATACCTGGGCCTATAGCAGTCAATTTTATACAAGTGGTGCTGCTGTAAGTTTTCAAACTGCCGTAAAAAATAAACAATTTGAAGTTGGACTAGATAATAGTGGTACAACTCCTGGTGCAGATAGTACTATTGATTACGGTATACTATTAAGTACAACAGGTGCTGTCTATCCACGAATTGGTGGAAATACTCAAGCCGCTATAGCTACTAGCCACGATACTACAGATGTATTTTTAATTGCTTATGATAATAAAGCAGTATACTATTATATTAACGGCGTATTAAAATATACTTAT